GTACTTGTCCTTCTTCGCCATGGGTTACGCGCGCCCGCCGCTGATCGACGCGGGAGCAGCGCGCCGGGCTTGATGTCCACGTCGCGCGCTGCGGCCCATTTCCCGGTGGGTCACGCTCGCCGGGGGCTGCAGCATCAGCAGCCCTTGCGCTTGGGCATGGTGCCCTTGTCGCCGCGCTTCTTCGGGGCTTCTTTCTTCGTCGCCATGCTTTGCCTCGCCGGAAATGAAAAAGGCCCGCCGGGTTAGGGTGGGCCTTGAAGGCTTGACGGATTCGCGCCGGCTATGCGGCCTGCCGAGTAGGCATCCGCAGGCGCTGGCGTCCCCAGGTGCCAGCAGTGTGACTCATTTTTATGCAGGATGTCAAGCCCTCGCGATCATCTGGTACAGGTTCCACCAGATCCGCAGCCCCAGCAGGTGCCGCTCAGCCGACAACCGCGCAGGCACGCCCAGCAGCCGCAACTGGTGCCCGATGGACTGCCGCCGCGGCACGTACAGCACTGACAGCACGGCGCGCTCGGAGTCAGGCACCCGCACCAGCGCCCTCTGTGCGGCCACGCGCTGTGCTGGCGTCAGTGGCACATCGGCAGGCGTGCGGCGCGACTCCATGGCCTCGATGCCGGTTGCACGGTAGCGGCCTTCAGCACTGCCGCACGTGCGAGCACCGCGCCCGGTGTTGGCTGCCCACCGGCCGTAGCGCGTGAGGATGGCGTCGGCCTCGTGCAAGCCTTCGGGGATGTCAGCGGAGTAGTTCTGCACCTGTGCGCTCATGCGATGCGGCCGAGGCCGGGATAATTGATCGGGGCGCCCCAGGTCGCCGTCGGCGGCTCGTGCGCCACGCACATCAGGCCCCAGGCGTCCGCTCCGTTGCTAGACCAGTCGTGCATCGGCCCTAGGCCTATGCCGCGCTCGTCGTCGCGCTTCTCCTGATACCAGGCCAGCGCCTCAAGCCCAGGCCCGCACGTCGGCTCGTGAATCCAGATGCTCGGCCACAGGCGCCTGGCCTCCTGAATGCGCGCCATCGCGGCGCCCTTGCCCTGGTTTGGAACAACCGTGACCGTGTAGCCCGCCTCTCTGAGCGCGCTGGCGTAGCTCACGTCATAGACCTTGTCCTGCGTGTCGCCGTCGTGCGGCAGCCAGATGTCGGTGGTCTTCGCTGTGTGCCCTTGCGCGGCCAGCCACTGCAGATGCGCGCTCACCGGCTGGCCGACGGCCTCGTAGTAGTCCAGCACGCGGATTTGCAGCCCCACGAACTGCGCGATCCAGATGGCGAAGGCGTCGGCCTTGGCCCCGGTGCCGCCGATGTCCACGAAGGCCCGCTTGCGCATGATCGGGTCAGCCGGGACGATGCCGATTCGGCCCTCTTCTCGCGCCTTGAGGATGTAGCTGGCGAAGTAAGCGCCCTCAACCACGCGGAGATAGTCGCCTTCCCAGACGTGCGGGTAGCTGCCCGGCCGCATCTCCATGTCCTCGCGGCGCTCGCGGTCCAACTTCGCAGGAAACCGCGGGTTGTCGCGCCAGTTGACCTCGGCGATCTTCATGCGCGCTGTCCGCTGCACCCTGAAGCGCTTGTCGGTCGCGCTGCCATTGCGCTTTGGGTTCCACGTCACCCACAGCTCGGCGTGCCAGTGCTCGCCCTCTTCCCGCAGCGTCGGGATGAGGATTTGCCACGCGCTCTCGGTGACGTTCTCCGCCTCGTCAACCCAGGCCAGCAGGATGCGCGCCGTTGACTTGATGCTGTCGATGTTGCGGTCGAGGCCCGCGAACACGTACCGCACCCGGCCGTCCTTGGTCTTGATGTAGGTCTCGCCCAGGTCAAAGTGGGCGGCCAGCCAGGGCTCCTCCGCAATCGCGGCCTTGACCTCAGCGAACGACGAATCGGCCAGGGAGTTCTGGTACTGCCGGCCGCAGAGAATGACGCCCTCGATGCCCTCTTTGGCGAAAGCATAGGCCCGCACCGCCGACATCTTGGCGAAGCTGCGCGTTTTGCCGCTACCCCGGCCGCCGTGAGCGCCGCGCACGTCAGCCTCCCCGGCAAACACCGGGATCAGCTTCGGGACGATGGCGATCTGCGCGGTCGTCACTTCGGCTGCAGCGGCACGATCTCGATCCGCGCGACGGTTTGCACCGGGCCGCCGTCAGCGCCTGTCACTTGCAGCGGCAGCACCTTGCCCACCAGCGTAAGGAACGCACTGGCCGTGCGAGGGTCGGATGCGCGCTGAATCAGGTACTCGACGCCGCCGGCACCTTCGAGGGCCTGCAGCACCATCTCCTTGACCTCGCGCGTGGTCTTGTTCATCGACCCCTTTGGACGCCCCGGCCCCGCGCCCATAGCCGCGGCGCCTGTGGGTTTGCGCTTCGTTTTTGAAACCGTTGCGACCATCTTCACTTCCTTCGTTTCAATCGTTGCAGTCAAGGCCACGCGAGCAGCTTCTCGCGGATGGCACACGCCGCCGCTTCCACGGTGATGTCGTGGCCTTCCTTGATCCACACGCGCCACGGCTCACGGCTGCGCCGATAGGCCAGCATGGGCTGCACGCCCTCAAGCTCGGCCTGCTCGACGGCCTGGCGCCACCAAGCCGGCCGCGAAAGCGACTCGCACCGCTTGACCTCAATCGCCCAGCCCTTGACGACGAGGCAATCAGCACCGCCGCCGCGCGTCTGCTGCAGATTCCGCGTCAGCATCTCGCCCAGCTCGGCGCCCAGCAGGCGCAGGAACTCGATTTCCCCGCGCCTTCCTTTCTCACGCTGAGACTTTCCCACCGCGCGGCCTCCCATTTGGTTGAATTGGTGTCGTGAGCGCCCGATGCACAGACCACCCAAGGCGCGCAAATCTGCGCCTCGCGGCTTTGGCGGTTACGCCGTCTGCGCCGTACCTTTCAACCGCCTCAGTCCACGCCATGCGCCGCTCATCAACAACGACGCCGGGGCAGGTCGATATGACCCGGCTTGCGTGCCGCGTATTTTCCTTGCTGGTCACAAACTCAAGGTTTTCGACGTTGTTGTTCTTCTTGTTCCCGTCAATGTGATTTACGGTCCTGCCACATTCCCTTTCCCCCAGGAACGCCTCGGCCACCAAGCGATGAACCTTGACGGTTTTTGCGCTGCGGCAGATCCACAGTTGAACCTGCGGATATCCATTGTTGTCCAAAGACTGATACAGGACACGCCCCGGGCGCATCCCGCGCATCTTTGCGTATGGGTGCGCGCGCACCATCCCGTTGCTGCTGACCTGATAGCGGCCGACATAGGCCCCGCCGTCAATCGTCACGTCCAGCCACTCGGCCGCGCCCTTGTTGCGGCTCATGCGGCCACTCACGGCGCCTCCTTTGGCGTGGCGAACGTCTCGGCCAGGCGCACGCGGCGCTCGCAGCACTTCAGCACCCAGCGCTGGCCGGGCGTAAGAGGGTAGCCCGCAGCCTCCAGCGCGCGCAAGCGCTGCGCCACCATCTGGGCCTGGCTCGCGTCAATGCCGGCCGCGCTCACGCCCACACCCCCGGCGATTCCTTGAACCGCAGCGATGCAGGGTCCATCCACAGGGCTAGATGCCCCTCCCATTCCCCATTGCGCTGCTTGTCGAAGTACAGGCAATGTGTGGGGCCGGTGTCGCCTTCCTTCTGCGGCAGCTTGAAAACCGACACGAAGTTGTCGGTCTGGTCCACGATGGCGCCTGAGCCCTTGTTGTCCTGCTTGCCGGGGCGCTTGTTTTCGTCCTCGCGCTTGCGGGAATGAGTGACAAGGTGGACATGGATCGACAGGTCACGGGCCAGTGACTGCAGCTTTCCGACAAACCGCTTTTGTCCGTTGTAGTCGTCCTCATCACCAACAACTTTCATCAGTGAATCGACGATCACCTGAGTACATCCAAGCTGCTCGGCACAGTAGGCGATCACCCCGCACACCCGCTCCGGTGTCGTCTCGCCCTGCTGGTCGTACAGCCACAGCTTACCGCTCACCGCGTCGAGGAACTTCGACACGTAGGCAGCAGTCGGGCTGCCGGTCCCTGAGTGCTGACGGCACATGCGCGCCAGCGTCTTCTTGGGCTTCATCTCGAACGAAGCTATGACGGCCTTTTCTCCCTGCTCCATGAGCGAAAGCAGCACCTGCCCGGTAGCCATGCTCTTACCGTGGCCGTTGAAGCCGGCCCAGCATGTCAGCTCACCCGGGCGGATACGCACCAAGTCGTCGAGCTTGCGCCAGGGCGTGAACTTTCCCTTCAGGTCGTCAGCACCGAAAAACTCTTCGTGCAGAGCTTCGTGGAAGTCTTCGGCAGGCTTCACAAGGGCCGCATCCGCTGTGCGCGAGGCCATGTAAGCCTCAAAGTCAACCGGCTTGCTGCGAAGCCTTGTGGCGCGCATCTCGTCAAGCTGGCGCGCTACGTTGTCGATGCTCGTCAGACTACCCATTCACAGCCCCCATGCCTTCGTCGATTCTGCGCCACGCAAGCGCGAGCCGTTCCATGTCTTCATCCGTCAACTTCACGCCGTTGCGGACGTTGTAGGCCGCCACCATCACCACCGCCGCCTCGGCGTGCAGGCACCGCAGCACGTCGCCGGCAAAGAGCCTCACGCGCTGGTGCTTCGGCTGCGGGCCTGGTTCGGGTCGCGGGGGGAATAGGTCCGTCATGTCCAGACCAACCGCACCAAGCACCGCCGCAACATCGCAGCCAGCGTGGCAGTGTACGAGCACCCGTTCACCGTCCTCGCGGATCGACAGGGACGGGCTGCGGTCTTCGTGAGCCGGGCAACATGCGGTCCATGAGCCGTTGCGGCCCTTGACCTTGGACAGTCGCGAAAGCAGGGCGTCAGCGATCACAGCGCAGTCCTCAGGCCGTAGGGGTCTTCATTGTTCAAATTCTTTAGCCACTCGGCCTTGAACCCGGCCCAGCCTTCAGCGGCAGCCCGGCCGATAGCCTGCGCTAGCGTCATCCCGGCTTTGTCCGCTTCGGACTGCACGCCAGCCAAAGCGGCGCTCGTCAGGGGCAGGCGTTTGGCTTTCCGGGCAGCTAGCCAGCTAGCGGCGTCGGCTTCTTCCACGCCCATGGATGTGAGGTCCGACACAGACACCAGCGCCGCAGGCGCGTTTGTCTTTTTTTTCTTCCCTCCTTCTTTTGCTTCTTCTTCTGCTTCTGTCTCCTTCTTAGGTTGATTCTGTTGAGCGTGTTGAGTTTGTGTTGAGGTGGTTGAGTCGCTTGAGGCTGATGCGGCCTTCGTTGAGCGTTTGTTGCGCCAGTATTCGCGGTGATACTCGCGGCGGTCCTCCTCGCGCTTTAGCTCGCGATAGTGCTTGTAGTTGACGATGTGCCAGCCCCATGATCGGCCTTCGGACAGTGGCAGGATGCGCCGCCCGCCCTCTGTCGGCGTCCGACTCTCAGGGTCCGCCTCCAGCAGCGCCACAATGCCAGCTTCGATGATTTCTAGCGGGATGGTGGTCCTGCGCGCGATGGCTGCGGCTGTCATGTCCACGTTTCCATCCGGGTCGGCCAAAACCAGAAGCTGCTGAAACGTGACCAGCGCCTGCCACGGGCCACGGGTGCAGAGCGTGCCATCGTAGATTTGCGCGAATACTTTAGCGTACATGTCCGACCCTGCCGGTCTTGAGTCTCAACATTTTAGCACGATCTAGGGGTTAACCACGCGCCACGTCGTCAGATCGCTCCCGCCTACCCGCTTCGTGCCCTTCGTCAGCATCAATTCGGGCATCAGGCGCAGCGTCTCGACAACGCGCTTTTGAGGGCTCGTTGACAGGCCCAGGCTGTGCATCTCGGCGTAGCGGTTCATTGTGCCCCCGCGAACAGGTCGTTTGAAATCTGCACGGCGCCTGCCAAGTTGGCTCTGGCCTGCGCGAAGTAGCTGGATTTCAGTTCGACGCCCACAAAACGGCGACCCATCTGGACGCTCACGTATCCCTCGCTTCCGATGCCCATGAACGGGCTGAGAACGATGTCGCCAGGGTTCGTCCAAAGCATAACGCCGCGCCGGATTACTTCAAGCTGCAGCGGGCAGATATGCCGCTCGTCGTCGTGCTCACGGGCGCTCATGTATTGCAGCGTGTCTGACGGGTTTATATCCATCCAAACAGGCGACGCAATGCGCTGCCACATTTCGACGGGAAACTCCTCTGCCGTGTGCGTGACGTGCTCAGACTCGCCGGGAGCGCGCACCGTGATCAGGTAGTCAGGGATGCCCATGCGGCTCATCTCCGACCTTTCACGGATGCTCTTGTGCAGCAAACCTAGCGCCTTCGTCCGGGTCATGGCCGTAACCGGGTCTTTCCAGATCGTTGCCTTGCTATGAAAGATGAACCCGTGACGCTGAAACGCCCGCAGCAGGTCGCCAGGGAAATCCTTCAGCCCGATGTAGCCATCGCGTTCTTTGCTGGCCGGCATATCCATGCAGTGGAAGCTGACGTTTCGGCCTGGCTTGATGACGCGGCGCAGTTCGGCGATGAGAAAGTCGAAGTGCTCGAAGAACTCCGCATCGTCGCGCACGTTGCCCATGTCGCGCGGGCTGTTGGAGTAGGTGTAAAGCGAAGCGAACGGAGGGGAAAAGATGGAATAGCCCACGCTGCCATCCGGAAGACCCTTGAGCACTTCCACGCAGTCGCCGTGATATGCGGCATAGTTCTCTGTTACTACTTGATCGATGCAGTTCATGCTGCCTCCTTCAAAAACGCCGGGACCGCCACCTGGGCCCGTGCGTGGTAATCGTTGGTGTGCCGAGTCGAGCCGGTAACGGCTTGCATCACGGCATCTCTTGTTTCGGCGCTTAGGCTCTCTGCCATCGCCATAGCATCGCGCTCCTTGCGACGCAGGTTTGCCACCACGGCACCCTCGGCTGCGCTGGCAAAGATATGGACGTGAACATCACGCTTTTGGCCGAAACGCCAGCAGCGGCGGACGGCTTGGTAGTAGCTCTCGAAGGAGTCAGTCACGCCGACAAAAGCCATGCGCGCGGAGTGCTGCCAGTTAAGGCCGAATCCGCAGATAGACGGCTTGCTGACTAGGACGCGAAACTTCCCTGCGGCGAAGTCGGAAAGACGCTGCTCCTTCACGTCTACCGGGTCAGCGCCGGCAATCTGGACGGCACCAGGGATGGCCGCAGTCAGCGCGTCGCCTTCGGCGTTAAGGTCGCACCAGACAACCCACGGCTCGGTGTCGCCATTGACGATGGTTGCACAGTCGGCCACGCGGTCAGCCAAGCTCAATCGGCGGGCATCGCGTCGCTCGCTCAGGCTCTGAGCCTCCACCGCAAAGAGCATCCCGCTAGTCGGCATAGCTGTCTTGACGATGTGTTCGTGTAGGTGCAGCGGCGGCAACGCATAAGCGCCATCGTCAAAGCCAAGATCAGATGGCCGCCGGATCAGGGCGCCCCACGAGCAGACCCATTGCCAGAAGATGTCCCGTGCATGTCCCTTCAGGCGCCATACGCTGGTGTCTCCGCCATCGTGCGTGAAGAACTCCGATAGCATTTCCTGCCGTGTGCAGATGCCAAGGAACTCGGCATGCGTGCCTAGTTCCGTCCAGTCGTTCGGGGCCGGCGTGGCGGTTGCGCACAGTTTGAACGGAGTTTCTCGGAATGCCTCCAGCAGAGTCCGCAGCGTTTTTGCATCGTGATGCTTGATGCAGCTTGACTCGTCGAGAACTACCGCGCCAAACATGCTCGGGTCAAACCGATGCAGACGGTCATAGTTCGTGATGTTGATTCCTGGCCCCACTTCGGCGCCGTCGCGGCAATGCGCTATCCCCAGCGAAAGCGAACGGCCCTCTACGACCGTCTGCGACGCCACCGCGAGCGGGGCCAGGATCAACACGGGGCGCTTGGTGTGACGATGCACAGCATCGGCCCACGCAAGCTGCATACGAGACTTGCCGAGTCCAGTGTCGGCAAAGATTGCCGCGCGTCCTCGACGGATAGCCCACGCGGTTAGCGCGTGCTGATGCGGGAACAGGCTAGGCGGAACGCCAAAGCCTTCAGCGATTCCAGTCGGTGGCACGCGGGAAAGTTTGCGCGCCACGTATTCTTGATAGCTCACTTCGTCTCCTTCGGCTTCATGCAGTTCCCGCACTTATACGGCGTGCGGCCTCGAAAAACGCCCGTCCGGTGCCGGTGGCCGCAAAGCCACAGCCGGCGGGTATCCATCCCCACGCCGCGCCACTGCAGCGTGCTCGGGTCGCGCTCAATCGGGTGCAGCATGGGGATACCACTTCGAGAATCGGCCCAGGTACTCGCACCGGACCAGGTTGTTTAGCTTCGCCGCCTGCAGGTGGATTCCGGCAGTACGGCCGGCGCATTCAAACCGCGCGGCCACTGCCTGCCGGCTGCAGCCTGGGTTATCGCGCACGAAGTCGGCCACCTCTTGCACGCGCTTGGTAAGCGGCGGGATCTTCGCTCGACGGGTGAACGGGCTGGATACCGTCCGGACAATCGCGGCCATCGCGTTCATTCGGCCCTCGCATCTTCGACAAGCTGGCGCAGGATCAGCGCTGCCTCTCGTCGAATATCTCGGTTGTCTTCCGGCTCCTCTAGGCGTGAAGCAATCCACTCCACGAAGTGCAGCCGGTGCTGTGCTCTCTGCCGCAAAGCGGCCAGGGTGTCGTCGTCCATGCAGCGATGATGCCGCGTCGTCAAGCGGCACGGTATAGGGACAAACCCGGGGTGGCCTAGGTAGGGTTTCCACCGATGCCAAAGTGCTAGGCGGCCGGTAGAGTCTCGACATCGGCCCATAGACACCCCGCATCTGCGGCGGGCCTGGAGACAGAGATGGGACATATCCACGAAGTCGCGGAAGCCGAGCGCCAGCGCGCCATCTACGAAGCCGAGCGCGGCACCGGATACGTGACGGCATCGCCCGTCGTCGTCGGCTACGTCAAGCCGGCCCCGGAAACTGACATCGAGGCCCGCGCCCGCCTGGCGCAAGAGGTCGGCCGGTTGGACGCGGAACTGCGCCAAGCCCGCGCTGCCGCAACGAATGCGGCGCACGGCGATGCTGTCACGGCGCGCAAGCTGGGCGGTGATCCGATCACGCTGTCCGTGCGCGGTACGGACGTCACGTTGTTGATTGTCTCTGATGGCGACGAAGAAGATGACTGGTACATCGGCGGTCTTTGGACGGGCCTTGATTGGCTCGAATCCGACCTGCTCGACGAGCAATGGATGGACGATGCCATCAAAGCTGTACGCGCCGTTTGGCGTGACGATGAGATTGATTCCATCCCTGCACGGTACATGGTGGATTGACATGAAGCCTACCCCCTTGCGCCGCTTGAACCCGTCCCGCCGCCTGATGCGCGACTACGGCCGGGCGTGGACTGCCACGAACTTTGGCCGCCTGATCGAGCGCGCAGTCTGCATCGCCTGCGTATGCGCTATCGGCGTGATGCTTGCCAGGGCCTGTGTGCCCGTTTAGGAGTTGACCATGTGGCCTGCTGACGATATCGGCGCTGGTTCGCGCAAGTATCACGACACCATCCCCATCATCCGCTGCAGCGGTGGTAGCTGCTGCCAGGGTCGTCGGCCCTGTCAGACGCCCGAGGCGTGCCAGGTGCCCGAGAGCGAGGGGCGCGGCGTGGTGGCCGGGGCGATCTACGGGCTGGTTGCGTGGCTGGCCGTGGCGCTCTGCTTTGTGGTTGTCACGCTGGGGTCGCTGTGAACGCGCCGCCGGGCTGGAAGTTGGTGCCCATTGAGCCGACTATGGCGATGGTCGTCGCGGGAGGGCATGCGCTGCTAGCCGCAAGTTTTGGCGACCTAGACGGGGCCGAGTCCGAAACGCACGCAGCGTACAAGGCGATGCTTGCCGCAGCGCCGCACGATGCTAGGGTTTCCCCCGATGCGCAGTAGCACTACAGCCGGCAACATAGCTGCATGAACACGCCAAACCGCTACCCCGCCGTGCGCGCAGCCCTTGCGCCGCTCCCGATGCCCAGCATGCTGCGATTTCAGCGGCTGTGCCGGATCGAGCTGCACAAGCTGACGCGCGAGATTGCGCGCCGGTACGCCGCCGAGCAGGCTGCAGGGCAGGGCTTCAACTGATGGACGCGCTCGCGCTCTGGATCGCTGAAGCCGTAGCAGAACTGTCGGACATTGACAGCAAGGATTGGCGCGGCACAACGCATGAGCGAGCACTAACTTTCGCGCAAACCCGCGCCGTTGCTTGTCAAGAGGCTGGCGGATGTTTTTTCAGCAGCCGACTTCAAGCATTGGAGCGGTTTATCAGCGAAGTGCCCACTAACCAAACCGTTTGGCACTGAAAACCACGCGGACAATGACTGATATCGGCTGTTCTTCGGCTTCGCCTGCGACCAGCCATCGAATCCGGGGTTAGCTCTCCCCCGGACCCCTCTCAGAAAGTAAGGGTAAAACCATGCACGTTTACAAAGCCATCAACGCTGTGCAAGCCGATTTAGCCCGCGAAGGCATCGGCAAAGATCGAAGCAATCAAGCGCAGGGCTACAAGTTCCGCGGGATTGATGACGTTTACAACGCCCTCTCCCCGCTGCTGGCGAAGCATGGCTTGTGCGTTCTCCCGCGCTGCACCAGCCGCGAAGTGGTGGAGCGCGTCAACGCAAAGGGCACGGCGCTTTTCTACGTTACGGTCTGCGCGGAGTTCGACTTCGTGGCCGCAGAAGATGGCAGCAAGCATACGGTCGTGACCTACGGCGAGGCCATGGACAGCGGCGACAAGGCCACCAACAAGGCCATGAGCGCGGCGTACAAATACGCCTGCATGCAAGCCTTCAGCATACCGACCGAGGGCGACAACGACGCCGACGCGCAGACGCACGAAGTGCAGGCAGCCGGCCCGAATCGAACCCTCGTGATGAAGGTGCAGCGCGCCATCGCTGAACACGTCGCAGAAGAACGCGACCTTGGCGTGATCGAAGAATGGGACGGCGCCAAAGAGCAGGGCGAAGACTTCGCCTCGTTGGTTTGGGCTGGCCTGACAACCCCGCAGCGCGACAAGGTGCGCGCACTCTCCAACCGCAAGAAAGAAGCCGCATGAAGATCACCATCGAACACCACACCGACCAGTTCAACGTGGCACTGACCGCGAACGGCGAGGAGCCGTTTCTTGTCGTCAAGGGCTGCCGCATCGTGCAGGGCCAGAACGGGCCGTTCGTTAGCTGGCCCAGCCGCAAGCTGGACAGCGGCAAATACTGGCAGCATGTCTACGTGTCGCGCGCCTTCGGCGACGCTGTGCTGTCGGCATATAACAAGAGCAAAGCCGCCGAAGCGCCGCCCGTGCGCAAGGCACCGCCGAAAGCCGCGCCGGCTGACTTTGAGGATTCGATCCCGTTTTGATCGTGCAAAGCCGCAACAAGCCCGCACCCACCGCCGCCGAGCGTTGCCATATCGAGCGCATCAAAGCGATGGCTTGCGTGCTGTGCGATGCGCCAGGGCCGAGCGAGTGCCACGAGATAGAGCAGGGCAAATGGTTTCTATCGGTCCCGCTGTGCCCTGACTGCCACCGGGGCAGCGTCAACGGGCTGCACGGCCAGCGGAGATTGTGGAGCGTGCGCAAGTGGTCGGAGCTTGACGCGCTGAACGAGACGTTACGGAGAATGATGGCGTGATCTTCCGCCTAGCCCACGCCGAAGCCCGCCAACGTGCCCGCGACGCCATCGCTCAGGCCCCTGAGAACTACGTCGTCACCATCAAGCCACCTACGCGCAGCCTCGACCAAAACGCCGCGCTATGGGCGTTGCTGACGGAGTTTTCGGAGCGGCTGGAATGGCCAGTCAATGGGGCCATGGTGCGGATGACGCCCGAGGAGTGGAAGGACGTGCTCAGTGCTGCTTTCCGCCAAGAGACCGCGCGCCTGGCCATGGGGCTTACCGGTGGCGTCGTGATGCTCGGCTCGCGCACGTCGAAGATGGACAAGCGGACGTTCAGCGAGTTTCTAGACTTCGCGCAAGCGGTGGCAGCCGAGCGATTGGGCTAGGGTTTCCACCTATGGCAATGGTGCGATGTGCGGATGATGATGCCTAACGGGCCGGGTAAGCTGACCAAGGAGGCGCTACATGAGCACCCGAAGCGATGAGATGCCAGCCGCCGACGCGGGTCAGCTTGACCCGGGTGTTAAGCGGCCGGTGCCGGAGCGCGATGACATTGGCATGCTGAAGGCCGCAGCCGACGCGCTGGGCCTGCAATACGAGTGGCACCACGGCTGCGGCGATGCGTTGCACCTGACAGCATCCGACGCGAAAGCGATTTACTGGAACCCGCTGCGCAGCGATGCCGACGCGCTGGCCCTGGCCGTGAGCATGGAAATGGACGTGTTCGTGCGCGCCGGCCGCTGGACTGAAGCAGTGCGCCCCATGGGGCCTGCATGCAAGGAGCCGCACGACGGCGACCCACTGGCGGCCACCAGGCGCGCAATCGTGCGGGCTGCGGTCGAGGTGGCGCCGCATACGCTGGACGCCGACGACTGGCGCGCGCCCAGCACTGGGACACGGCGCAGCTTTGCGTGGTGGCCGAGCCGAAAGACGCGTTGAAGCTGGGGCATTGCTGCCCCTCTGGCGAGTACCTAGACATTGCCGTGGACGATGCAATGCTGATCGGCCGGGCTGTTGGTGCTGCATAACGATAGTTTGAGCCGACAAGGAGGCCGAGATGAATGAACCGAAGCGCGACAGCGCCCCTGCCGAAGAAGGTCGGCTCGAAACGCCAGTTAGGCCCCGCGCGGCGTTTGAGGCGTGGATAAGCTCGCCGCCCTACGAGCGGGAAGTGGAGCGCTTTGGCGAAAACAGCGCATGGCCCGGGAACTACCGCGAGCTGGACGTTGACTTGGCTTGGTGCGCCTGGTTGGCTGCGATGGCAACGACCCGCGAGCGCTGCGCGCAGATTCTGGAGCGCATTGCCAACGAGCCGCCCGTAAACGGCAACGACATCGCACAGGCCCGCGTGTTGCTTGCTGTGGCGCAACTTCGTGGGGCCTAACGCTTGAGGAAAGCTGCACGCCGCAGGCGTGTCAGCTTGTGCGAAATGGTTAGGCCCGTTTTAACCGGAGCGAGACACGGCAGCCCGCCGTGTGGCATCGCCTCGACCGACGGGTTAGCCCGCGTTGCTGTGCTCTTTGCACGCGAGGACAGCGCCTACAAGAAGCTGCCCGAGTGCGAGGTGTACGACATGGCCCGCGATGCGCGGAACTACGATGGCCCGTGGCCTGTGGTGGCGCACCCGCCTTGCCGCGCATGGGCAACGCTGCGACACCACGCCAAGCCGCGCGCCGACGAGCGCAACCTTGCGCGCTTGGCGGTGGCGTTGGTGCGTGAGTTCGGCGGCGTGCTGGAACACCCGCACCGCACGACGCTGTGGGAGGCGCAGCGCCTGCCCGCAGTTGGCCAGCGCGATGCGTTTGGCGGGTTCACGCTGGTGATTGACCAGAACTGGTGGGGCCATCGAGCGCAGAAACGTACTCGGCTGTACGTGGTGGGCTGCGAGCCTACCGAAGTGCCGCCGCTGCCGCTGGTGCTGGGTGAGGCAACGCACACCGTGGGGCTGTGGAGTGGCCGCGACAAGGCGACATGCCGGCCGAGCATTGCGAAGCATGAATACGAGAGTACGCCCGACGAACTGGCTTCATGGCTGGTGGCACTGGCACAGCGGTGCCAGACGCGGGCTAACGCCCGAGTTCAGCCGCCGTAGGTCGGCTGGAACGAAGTGTTAGGCCCCAACGCGCCGAAGAGAGATAGTGCAACCGTACCAGGACTAGACGACGTGGATAAGCAAACAAAGCCGATTCCGACAGCATTGAATGAACACGACCGTCGCCGCCTCCGCGTTGCGGTGAGCCGTGCTGAGCCCCGATTCTTGCGGACGTACTGCTCGCAATGCGGCGGCGAGTTTGGCCCAGGAGACAGCGGCCTGTCGCACTGCTCTGACCACAGCAAGGCGTCGGCAGGCCCTGGCGGCCGTAGGGGATGACGATGAACGTACCGGAACTTTGTGCCGTGTGCACGCAGGCCCTGATGGCGGGCCAAAACGTCACGCTGTCGCTGCCGAAGGGCTACAAATGGCCGCACAAGTTCCCGCGCGGCGAGCTGCTGAGCGTTGGCACGAACGGCGCGCGGAACGTAAGCTTTGACCCGCTGCGAGTGCTGGCCTGGGTGCAGCAGGCTACGAAGGCCATGCAGGCAATTCACGATGGATTCGTACCAAATGCCAGCACTGAGGTGGGCGTGGGCCTTGGGGCCTAACGTGCGAGCTAAGCCGACCAAGGAGGCGGCACGACATGACCGAAGCGAGCAAACCTGACACGCCGACGCGGGTCGGCTTGAGCGAGGGGTTAGGCCCGGCGCCGGAGCGCGCGGAGTGGGTGCGCGCGTGGTTTGCCGAGCGCTACGCAGACTCTGGCGTGTTTGACGAAGGCGCGGAAGCGCTGACGCTTGAAGCGGCATGCCAGCTTGTGGCCGATGCACAGGCCGCAGAGCGCGAGCGGTGCGCGAGGCTCTGCGAGACGCTGCGCGTTGTTTGGCGCGAGGCTGACAAATTTGACTGCGCGAACGCGATCAGGTTTGGGGCCTAACGATTGAGGAAAGCTGCCGCGCTGATGCGTGGCCGGAGCGCTGCACCGCCACCCGCGGTCAGCTTGTGCGAAGGGTTAGCCGGCCCTATCCGGCGCGAAAGGACAGTGATGAGCGAAACGACTACGTGGACCAAGCTGCCGGCCATTGAAGGCAAGTACGGTGGCTGCCTGAACTGCGGGCCGCGCCCGAGCTTCTTCCCGGCTGGTGGGCTGATTGCGGTGGGCTTTGGCTACGCCGCGCTGCACCGCGATGGCGAACCGGTTTACACCGAGCCCAACGAGCCCGAGAGCGACGACGCATACATGACCGGCGCGCAGGCCGAGGCGATGGCCGCCGCAGACCCTGACCACGACTGGCGCATCGTTCTGGAGGCGCCGCTGTCGTCGCGCACGTACCAGCGGCACGGCTACGACCAGTGGGCGCTGGTGGAGCAGGGCATGGGCTTCGCCTGACAGAAGGCCGGCTAACGTTCGAGGTAAGCAGCCATGACCGGCGCAACGATGTTGGAAGACGAGCAAACGCTGCCCGCCGGGCATGGTCTGCTTGAGCGAGGTGTTATGCGCCCGGTGGAGTGCCGGACGGTGGCGGCCCTGTATGTAGAGCCGAAGGGCTGCTATGTGGGTGTGCCAGGCGTGGACCCGTGGGACGAAGCCCGCGATGCGCGCACCTACGCAGGACCGCACCCGGTGGTGGCGCACCCGCCCTGCCAGCGCTGGGGCAGGTTCTGGCACGGCAGCACGCGCAAGCCGCACCAGTACAAGCTGGGCGACGACGGCGGGTGCTTTGAGAAGGCGCTGCATGCGGTGCTGCGCTGGGGTGGCGTACTTGAGCACCCAGCGCACAGCAAAGCATGGGACGCCTTCGGGCTGCGCAAGCCAGAGGCCGGCAAGGGCTGGCAGCGCGGCGACATGGGTCACCCGGGCAGCGGCTACTCCGTGTGCTACGTGGAGCAGGGCCACTACGGACACGCCAGCCGGAAGCCAACATGGCTGCTCGCATGGGTGCGACCTGGAAGCCTGCCCGAACTGAACTGGACGAAGGGCGAGCAGCGCCTACCCGAATGGATGATCGAGCGCTACGGCTACGAGAAGGCCAGGCGCATTGGCGTGGTGGCGATGGTGGGCGGGAAGAACAAGACCGCGATCCGCAACGCCACGCCCGAGCCTTTCCGCGACCTGCTGCTTTCGATAGCGCGGCAGGCGCATAACGTTCGAGCTAACCGGCCCAGCGGGGCCGAACAGGAGTAGACGATGCGAGACGATGCAGCCGGCCCCGATGGGTCCGCGTTGAGCGAGGGGTTAGGCCCCGGCGTGGAGATGCCCGAGCCGATTGGCGCGGTGATGCCGGAAGACGGGACCGAATACGTGGACTGCTACTCGGCCGCGCAAATGCACGACTACGCCAGCGTTTGTGTAGTGGCCGCGACCACGGAGTGCACCGAGCACTGGCAGCGCCGGGCGCAGCAGATCGAAGCGGGCGGCAATGTGCACTCGCTTGCCGCTGGCGAAGTGAGCCGCCGCACTGATGTTGCTGTGCGGGCAATGGATGCCGCCATCGTGGCCGCGATCAACGCGGCGAAAGATGCGGGGGTGCCGCAGGGCCTGATCGTGGGGCTGCTGCACAGCTACGCGCACGACCAGACTGCGGCCCTGCTGAATGGGGCCTAACGTGGGAATTGAGCCGCCGTACTCGGTCGGCTCGAATGACGGGTTAGGCGTCTGCCCAATAGACGCCACAGACAGGAGCGAACCATGAACGAAGTTTTCACGATCCGCGAAGGCGAGTGGCAAGTGCGCCTTGGTAGCGAGGTGCTGCCGACGATTTGGAACAGCAAAGGCGCGGCGATGGCGGGCCTGAAGGTGGAGGTGCGCAGGCGCGGCATACATGAGCTGTCGCGCGACTGCTGGTGTAAGCCCGAAGTGGCCGCGCCACAAGACGCCTAACGTAAAACTAACCGGCACGGCCCGCAGGGACGGGTCCGGTTGAGTGGAAGTTAGGCGTCATTGGAGAAACCATGCGAGAAACTACATTCAAGATACTGGCGCAGGGCGATGTGCAGATGGCGCATTGCCAGGGCTACATGGTGGCCGGTGGCGCTGATGCGGTGTGCTTCTACATTGACCCCATCGGCCGAGCCTACATCAGCGCCAGCACGGAAAGCGACAGCGGTTGCCCTGTGGTGTACGTGTCGCGGGACGACTGCGAGCGCGACACAGAGATTGAGTTCAGCGAGTTCGCAGGCTGGAGGTTCCATGCTGGTGGCGCCGGCAAGACGATTGCGGTGGCGCTGGTGCGCCGTGCGGCTGATGACGCCTAACGCCAGGTTAACCGCGCCCGACACGGCGCACAGGAGCAACGATGAATGAGACACAGCAGCCCGCCGTGGCGGGTCCGGTTGAACCGACAGTTAGGCCGCCGATTGCCGACCGCTACGCGCGGGCTGTGCTGCACGATGACGGCACCTTGCACAACTTCATCTTGCGAGTTGGCGGCAAGCCGTACCGCTGCGCATGCGGGTGCAACGTGTTTCACAAGCCAGACCGGGAAGACCTCGGCCTGTATCAGTGCAACGCCTGCGAGCAGCAGTTTGAGGCGGCCTAACTCCTATTAGGCAGCGTTGCGCAACTTTGCACCCATGACCTACCGCAAACGATCCGCCCGATGGGCAGAGAACCGCGCAGACGACGAGCGCGCCGCCGGCATCCCTGACCGCGAGCCGATCATAGACACGCGCGATGTCGTGCTCATGGACCTGAGCAAGCACGGCGGCAAGCGCTGGCAGATCGAGCCGCGGCTAGGGTACACATCATGCAGGCTGCGCGACATGGACACCGATGCTGTGGAGTGCGTGGGGACGATGAAGCAGTGCCTTCGGTGGATGTCGCGCCAGGTCGCGCATCGGCTGGGCGCAAGGGGGCTCCAATGAAAGGGCACACGATGATCGACCTGATAGAGCGGCTGCGCTGCCCAAACGCCAGCGCTGCCGACTTGTGCGACCTGGCCGACGACGCCGCAGACGCCATTGAGCGCCTGACAGCCGAGCGCGATTCAGCCCGGCGTGACGGCATGAGCGCAGCGGCAAGCATCCTCGAAGCTGAGCACGAGAAGCGCTCGCATCTGGACAACCATGCAGCCTACTACGCGCGCATGATTCGGGAGCACATCGGGCGATGAGCAAGTATCTGAGCACTGCCATAGGTTCCCCAAGGGTGATAGCGCCTGACTGGCTATCTGCCCCGGCCCGCCTCCCGATGCTCTCCGGTAGGTCAGCCGCCGCATGACGGTAGCGATTCATCGAAGGCGCGTTTGTCTCACCTCGGCCGCGCCATCTTCCCCGGTCCCTCGCACACAGGCCGGACGGCGCGCAGCGGGGTGGACGCTGGCCGGTCTTTGCGCAGTGTGCCCCGATGCAAGGGCGTGCTCGCTGTGCCACACCGCGCGCCTGCTGGCGACCGGAAGGCGAAGGCCCGAGGCTTCAGCCCATCCGTGCTTGGCGGCGGTCGACGAAGTTCGTCTACGGATGAACCGAAGGCATCGGGCCTTCAGGGTGAACTTTACAACAGCCGCCAAGCAGTAGCACCACTAGTTTAAACCCGCGCTGTACGCGCGTCCAGTGCTTTGCGTGGTATTGGCGCGCGAGGTGTCAAGGAATCCTTGACAGCTCATTCCCTCCTATTCGGCCAGCTATTCACCCAGCCATTCAGCGCCGCTTGCGCAGGAACGTCAGCCAGTCCGCCGCCGCTTCCACGCACCAGAACGGCTTGACCACCTCGGCGGGCTTTGCGTCCGGCTGGATCACCAGCGCCACAGACGGCGCGAGGCGCTTCGGCCTGAAGCGGTGTTCCTTCGCGTACTCATCCATGACCTTGTAGCCCGACACGCGGAAGAACCAGTGAACGTCACCCTCCAGGCTCGGCTCGATGCGGGCCTCGTCTACGTGGGTGTGACCGGCCACTAGGATGTGGTCCCGGTGGCCGAAAAGGATTTCCCGCTTCATGCCGTGGGTGTCGCTGAACTGGCTCTTGCCGGGGAAGTCGTGCCGCGCGTGGAGCCTCACTTCCTTGCCGCTCGGCCACCGCAGGGCCAGCCTGGCGCCGTGCGACTGGTGAGCACCGGCCGACACGATGAACCGAAGCAAGTCGCCGCCCTGGTTCCATAGGTCATGGTTGCCGTTGACGACGAACAGGTTCGGCGCGAGGCCGAGCATCCACTCCGTCAACCGCAGCCCGTCGCTGAAGGTCGTGCTCTGGTGCGCGTACAGCCTAGCCAGCCGGCCGACCCAGTTGTTCGTCAGGTCGCCAACGTGCCCGGCGTACATGCCCTTTGTTCGTCCGACGGTGGACAGATCATCCTCCAGCCGTCCGATGTCGCACCCGTCGTCGTCCACGTGCGGATCGCCCACGAGCAGCAAGCCGATAGGGCCCGGGTCGTTCACTTGCACGTCGATGAGCCTTGCCCACTTCTCATGGGCCTGCTGCCGCGCCAGGCCCAGCCGCTTGCGGGCGATGAGTTCCGCCAGCGGCTCATTGGGGTCAGGGGCCGGGGCTACGCTGACGATCTTGTCAACCTGCACCCGCTGCATGCTGGCAGCCTTCAGCCTGCACTGAAGCGTGCCGCGGGGGATGCCGAGTTCCTGCGAGGCCCGGCTGACGTTGCCGCCGTTGCGCTCTAGGGCCGCTTGGGCCTGGGCTATCTTTTCGGCGGTCATCTTGGGGGTCGGCATTACTGGCTCCCTCGATGCTGGCCGCAATAGTCGTCCGCGGCAGACACCACCGGCCACATGCTGAACGCGCCGTCTTCCGCGTCATACAGCACGCTGGGCGGGTACATTCGGCATTCGCCTATGCCGAATGAACCCGCCTCTGGCTTGAAATGCAGACAGTTGCCGCACGTTCGATCACGGGGCGCTGGCCCCTTTTGCTTCGGGGCCATTGGGCTATCGCTCCTTAGTGATTCCGGCGACGTATCGCTGCAGGGCTATAAGTCGCGCTGCGGTGTCGTCAGCATTTGCCGCCACCTCTCGAAGAGCTGACGCACATTCGTTGACCACTCCGACGAGTCGGGCGGCGTCATCAGCTCGGGCGGCGGAGGCGGCACCTTCGGCGGCGTGAAGACCACCGGAGGCGAGGGCGTCGCGCAAGCGGTCAAGCTCAGAGCGAGCGCCGTCAGCGTCAGCACGGACGCGGGCCTTTTGGGTTGCATAGGTCTGCGCTGCCTTTCGTGTGTTCGCTGCCCATTCCTGTTCGACGGCTCGGGCGCGTTGCTCTGCCGCGGCCAGGGCCACGGCTGCGGCTTCCCGGTGCTCGAAGAGTGCGTCCTCGGCCATGTCGAGCCGCCATGTCTGCACGCCGACCGCGACGGCTGACGCCAGCAGCGCGGCGCATAGGGCGCGAGTAATCACGCCTCCCCCGTCGTCGCGGCGGCCGAGCCCCGTGCGAGCTGCACAAACCGCGGCAGATCACGCCCTGGCGGCCAGCGGTAGGCCAGCACCCGCGCCCGGGGGAAGGCGCGCACGTTGACCGCATCGCCCTGGTTGCCGCCGAGCACCAGCAGGTTGCCCGCGGCGTCCTCACCGACGACAAGGCCCACATGCCCGCCGCCCTGGCGCGCGAACACGACGACGCAGCCGTGCGCCGGCCTGTCGATCGGCTGGCCCCAATCGGCCCAGGCGCGAGCGCGCATCCAGTGCCGCGGCAGCGCCACGCCGGCCGATTGCATCCAGGCCGCGACCGCCACGCCGCACCACGGCGTCTCGTCGTCGCGCCACCACGCGCCCAGGTCGGCCAGCATCCGGGCAATGCGCGGGGCCGTGGGAGCGCCGGGGATTTCGCGCAGGCCGATGTCGCCCTTGGCGGCGGCAAGCCAGGCGGGCTCTGCGGGCGCGGTCACGACTGCCGCTCCGGGTGCAGCGCGGGCTGGTCAACGACGCGGCCCAGGATGGCCAGCGCCGCCAGCACGCCGGGCACGGCGTCGGGCGCGATGCCCGCCAGGCCGGCCAGGGCCGCCTGCTGCGCCTCGGGCAGCGCCACCCAGGCCACGATCACGGCGCTGAGTTGCACGCTCAGCATGCGCCACGCGCGGCGCCACTGCGGGATCAAGCTCATGGGTGCGTTGCTCCTGTCTTGATGAATGCCGCCAGCGCCGCCCAGCCGCCCACGAGATAGACGCCCAGGCCAATCAGGCATAGCCACGCAACGCGGCTGAAGAACGCCCGCACGCCGCCGAAGAGCCACCCGCCGGCCTCAGACTGCGCCTGATCCCGCAGCGTGGCCAGGGCGACGGACCACACGCCGGGGTCGCTGGCAGCCGCCACGATGCCGTCGCGTACGGCCGCGCGCAGTGCCTCCTCGTTGGGGCTGCGCCGCTCGACCAGCTCATGAACGTCGCCGACCATCTCGGCCAGGTAGTCGAGCTTTCGTTCGAGAGCCTGGGTCGGGGTGATGTCTGGGGTGATGGGCATGGCGCGTCGCTCAAACATTGGCCCAGGCGCCAAGAAGGCCGAGAAGCATGTCCATGGTATTAGAACGTCCTGCTGTAACTGACGCGAATGCTTTCGCGCCTCAAGTCAACAACAAACCCGCCAAATTGCGCACCAATGGCGGCCCCGACCGCGGTAACCGCGAAGTCTTGGAGGCTGCACGTACCGCGACCCGTAGAGTCGACTACCTCTTTCAGAGCGCCGACGCCAGCGCCCAAAGCAACGCCTTGCCAGCGGCTGCCTGTATAAAGCGTTCCCGCCGCGCCGATAACGGCACCGATGCCCAGATGCTGGGTCTTGTCGGAGCCGGTCCAAGCGTCGCGTGCCGTGCATTTGGCGTGCGCCGGGGCGGCGGCTAGCAGGAAGACCAGGAGTAGTGTACGGATCATGTTAGGGTGATGTTAGCGGTGCGAGTGACGCCATCCGTGCCGCGGAAGCTGATGCGGACGTTGGTGTTGCTGGTGGGCGTGATGTTGAGCTGGCCGTTGACAGTGAGCGTCGGCGGGGTGGTGCTGCCGGGGGTGTTGATCTGGTGGCCGGTGGCGTCGATGCGCATGCGTTCGGCGGAGTTTGTCTCGATGGAAAGAGACGTTCCGCGAGATGCGATGTTTGGCCGGTTTGTGCCAGTGCCGGGGTCTTCAAACTCAATACCAGCCGTAGAGCCTGCGGTTGTTTGTACGCGCAACGGATAGGCCAAAGCAGCCGATCTGATGTGCAAAGAAGTGCCCGGCGAAGCCGTCCCAATCCCCACATTCCCGCTTGCGTCGATGCGCATGCGTTCGGTGTTGTTCGTGAGAAACGCCAACGGGTTGTTGAAGTCGTTGCCGACGCTGGTCAGGTTCGCCGCGAACTGGACGCGGAAGCCTGTGTTCACGCCGTTATCGGCAGCAAAGGCGGAATCGGTCTGCGCAGCGGTGCGCACCGTCAAGCTGGTGTTAGCCGAAGGGGCGACGCCGATTCCGACTAACCCACTCGCATTCCGCACAAAGTCCGCCGAGCTAGACCACGCGCCGCTCGCATCGAAAAACGGAATCCGAAACGCCCCGCTGTTGGCAAAGCCAGAGCCCGCGCGCAGTTGCGCGATGAAGGCCCCGTATGCCCGCAGATAGTCGTCGAACGTGGACGGGTTCTCGCCCCCGCCAGGCTGGCCGCCGTTGGGCGAAGGGCCGGTGCCGATGATCGGGGACAGGTCTGAGATGACGGCGGGGATGGGCATGGGTTAACCTCTGGCGAATGGACATCTGGGCATACATCGACCCCGTGAAGGCTGGCGTGCTTGCCGGCGGCCTGCTGGTTGCGCTTTGGGCATGGCTACGGGAATAGCAGCGGCGAGCTGAGCAGCCCAGGCAGCGGCAAACCCGGCGGCGGGCCTGCCAGGATGCCGGGGCCGACGTTGCCCATCTGGCGCATCTGCATGCCGGTGACAGTCTGTGTCAGCGGCTGCGCCACGAGAGGCCCCAGCACCGGCACGCCGCTTGCGCGGGTCAAAAGGTCTGCCAGCCGTGCCATACCAACGGCCGCCGTGTTGCTGTTGTTGACGGCGCTGCCCATCGGCTGGGCTTGGATGTGCCGCCCGACGTTGATGGCCGCTTTGATCTGCGCGATTTCCTCAGGCTCGAAGAAGAGCCGCATGCGCTGCGGCGTGATGGCCTCAAGGGCGTCCTGCATGCCCTTGCTGGAGAAGTTCGTGTGCGCAACGTCGGCGCTGCCGCGCTTCATGATGTAGTCGAGCATCTGCCGGCGCACGGCCTGCAGCATCTGGTCGTTGTTGCCGATTTCCTGCCGCATGGACTGCAGCCCATCCAGCGGACCGCTGATGACGTGCTTGCGCACGAAGTTGATGGGGTCGGCGCCGCCGAGTGCGTCCTCGATCCACGGCGCGGACTCTTGCCAGTTCCGGCGCTGCCGAGCCGCTGAGCGCGCCGCGTCGAAGGCGTCGAGCGCGGCGCGGGGCAGCCCGTCTTGCTCACGCAGGAACTGAGCGCCGGCCTCGGTGACAAGCTGCTGTCCGCCGGCTGAGCGCTTCACGGGCTCAATGCCGACGTTTTCCAGGGCATCGCGCACGGCCTTGATGGCCGCCCGCCCGTTGCCATCGGCAGAGCGCGAGGCCGCGGCAAGCGTCGTTTTCAGGGTGTCGATGGTGTCCACGGTGAAGGGCACCGGGTAAGAGCGCCCACCCACCTTGATCTCGCCGGCCGCGATCTGGTTCAGCATGCCGCCCACGCCCTCGGGCAAGAAGGCGGTCTTGTTGTTCTTGGCGAGGTTGGCGAAGGCCTCCTCCACGAAGGCCCCGCGCGCCAGCGGGATGTCGCGCCCGGCTGCTTCGCGCGCGGTCTGGTACAGCGCGTTTTCGGACGCCTGCATGGCCGCGTCTCGGCGGGCCACCATCGAAAGCAGGCCCTGCCCGGTTTCGACGGTATCCAGGGGCGACTTGGCAACACCGCCCAGAACGTCAAGCACGGACTTGGCGTTTCTGTTGGTGGCGTCGGTGAGGTCGTCGGCGCCAAAAAGCGCCGGCATGTTGGCCTGTTGCTTGGCAAGGTTTCGTTGCATCGACAGCGTGCGCGGGTTCTGGGTCACGTCGCCCAGCAGCGGCACAGAGCCCGGCACTTGCCGAAAGTCGGCGAGCCGGCCGAGCGATTCGGCATCTAGCGCCTGCCCCTTGACGATGAAGCGGCCCGCGTCTTCGCGCAGTTGCTGCTTGGCTCGGGCAGACAGGTCTTGCCAGTTGATGCCTGCCTTGCCGAGTTCGCGCTGCAGCGTCACGTCGATGTTCACGCCCTGGCCGCGCATGCTGCTCAGCGCGTTGTACACGCCCTGGCCGGCTTTCTGGAGTTGCTGAGCGCCCACCGCGCCGGCCATGGTGCCAGCCAATGCGGCGCCAAACTGAGCCCACGGCGTGGAGCCACTCTCGCGCGCCGCTTCGCCCGCTGAGCCACCCGCGCCCGCGCCCGCAAGCTGAACGGTAGGCTGAGCGGCGAACTGTGCGCCCGCCGCGCGCAGCAGCCCAGGCGCCGCCTTGGCTGCCTGCTGCGCAAGCCCGATAGAACCGCCCGCGCCGGCCATCATCTTGGCGCCGGTCTGCACCAAGCGCTCGTCGGGCGTCTGCGGCTTCGGCAGGCCGAGCAGGTTGGCCACCGTGCTGCCGCCTTCGCTCATGGACGCCATGGGCGGCATGCCTGTGGCCCAGCTCACGGCGTTGCGCACCGGGTTCCATGCCACGTCTGCCAGCTCGGGCAGCCCCTCAAGGCCGGCACGCGCGGTAAGGCCCACGGCGCGGCCAAGCCGCTTGGCGCCGGCCAGAACGCCCGATTCCGCCGGCTGCGCTTTGGGCTGCAGCGCGAAGGCTCGCTCGGCTGCGGCGCGAATTTGCTCGGGTGTGGCGTTGTCAGGCCCCTCAATCTCGACCACGCGCCCATCGGGGCCGCGGACTTCGTAGGTGGTCCTCATTTCTTGCGCACGACGAAGCCGTCGCCCAGGTCTTGGCCTTGCCAGCCGCTCATGTCGCCCACCACCGGGTTCTCGGCGATGAACTGCGAAACCTCGTCGAAGAACCCGGCATCAAGCCTGCCTTTGCGCCGCTCGTACTCTCGGGCCTTCTTGGCGATGGCCATGTCGCGGTTGAGTGCGGCGCGCATGGTCCGGGTGATCTGCGCCCGGCCTTCTGAGGACTTGGACAAGTCCGGCACTTGGAGCAGGAAGTTCTCGAAGTCCTTGTCGGTCATCGGGCCGGTGCCCGGCTGACGGAAGCCGCCCGCGATTTCGCGCGCCAGGGCCTGCGAAGCCTCCTTGTTGCCGAGATTCGGATCGACCTTCAGGCCCATAGAGTTCAGCGCGCTGGCGACCTCCAGGCCGGTCGGGCTGAACCGGCCGCCATCAACGCCCGCCAGCAGCTGCTCCATCCGCTCAAGCTTGCGAATCTGCGTCGGCGCCCGGAATCCCGCCGTGTTGATAGCGTCCATTTGCTCGGAGAAGGCCTTACCCTGCGCGGCGCTGTAGGCGTTCTCGAAGCGCTGGCCGGCGTCTACTTGAACCCTTGACGCCCCCGCCGCCGCCTTCTCCTTCACCCACTGCTCATAGGTGCCGCCGTAGCCCTGCTGCTTGGCGAATTGGTACTCAGCGACAGACGAAGGCGGGGCGGCCGGCTTCGGCGTGGCCCTGTACGCCTCGCTCACGCCCTGCGGCCCCACTTGCACCAGCGCATCGCCCACCACCTTGAACTCCGGCGCCCGCTGCGTCGGGAAGGCCGCGCCCAGGTACTCCGTCGGCGAGACAGCGCCAGCCCGCAAACCCCCGTGCAGCGCCTGCAGCCGCGGGTCAACCGCCGGCATGCGCTGCGCGTTCGCCACGGTAGGCCCGCCACCGCCGGCCAGCGCCTGCTGGCTTGCCAGCATCTCGGGCGACGGCAGCGACTGCGCCCAGGCCTGCGCCGCAGCCTGCCGCTCCTGCTCCCGCCGCACCCGCTGGAGCTCCATCTCGCGCGCCTGGCGCTGCTGCTGGTTGCGCTGCGCGCCTTCGTAGGCTTGCATGGCGCCCATGCCCGCCTCCCCCAGCGCCTGGCTGAATCGCGGCTGACGGCTGGCCAGTAGCTGCAGGCCCAGCGTCAGAAGGCCCTGCGTGCGCGGGTCGTCGTAGTTGCTGCCGAGTGCGCCAAGAATGCCCTGCATGTCAACCTCCTCGGCCGAGGAAACGGCCGGCGCCCATTGATAGGCCGCCCGTGTTGGGCAGCGTGTAGTCGATCACCGGCTGGCGCGGCTGGCCTACGCGCTGGCCACCGCCCATCGTCAGGCCGCTGCTCCATGCCTGGGGCGGGCCGTAGGTCGGCGGGGTGCCGCCGCCGCCGCCGCCTTCAGCGCCGCCCATAACGCCGCCGAGCACGGTGACCAAGGCCCTGGCCTGCTGTGGGTTCTGACGAATCCAATCCTGAACCCCGGACGCGCCGCCGCGCAAACTGTCCAGAAAGCCCGGGGCAGTGTCGTTGGGCACGCCCATGCTTGACAGGGTGTCCTGCCCATAGCCACTGCCGGGACCGTAGGGGTCTGGCTGCGATACGGTCGGCGCGTCCACCGGGGTGGCGCTCTGCTGCTGCGCGACTTCTGGCAGCGTGCTAGTGCCTTCAAACGCTCCCGCCGAGAGTCCTAGCCCTGTCGTGCCGCCGAATCCAAGTCCGGTTGTCCCCAAACTGGTGGCAGTCGCTGGAACAGATGCCGGGATTGACAATCCTGCCCCGGTCCCGCCGAAACCAGTGGTAGTGCCAGCGCCAATGCCTGCGTTTGACGTCGCGCCCGACAGAGACAGCCCCGATCCACTAACGCCGCCCGTCGCGCCACCGCCCACAACCCCTCCAGCCGGCGCAGTGCCAGCCGCTCCACCCGCAGCGCCACCAGCAGCACCGCCCGCCATGCCTGACAGAGCGGTGCCTCCGAGATACCCCGCCCCGAGCACTAGGGCAGCTTCGCCTAACGCGCTCCAAGTCTGGCGCGCCCCCGACCTCTCCCGTTGCGCCTTGATGGTGGATTCGTCCATCGTCCACTGCCCGGTCGCCGGGTCTTGCCGGTACTGGACAGAAAACGTGTCGTGCTTGTGCATGCCAGGGCGCTGGAAAGTGGCGAGCATCGAGCCGTCGCCAAGTGGCACGAGGCTGTTGTATTTGCTCTGAAACGGCGTGTCGGCCAGCGCGTTCAGGTCGAGCATCCATGAGCCGGGGCTCACACTCACTCCGCTGTCGCCTTCTGTGATGGTGTCTGCTCCCATCACCGGCTGCAGACCCCGAATCGCCGCATACGGATCAACCGGCGCCCCCACCGGCCCCGGCTGCTGGACGGCAGGCGCCGCCGCTGCAGGCACCGCCGCCGCTGCGGGCCGCGCCTGTTGCGCCGCCAGCATTTGCATCAGCGATGACGCCCGCCCAGGACTGCCATCTTCCCGCTGCCATGACCGACCCAGGCTGCCGCCCATCTGCATAGCCATTACGGCCCCCCTCCCAGCAGTTTCCACAGCGCCGCGGCCGTCAATGCCCCGCCCGAGACTTGCGACAGCACGGACGGATCAGGCGCGTTCGTCGTCGTCGTCGTGCCAGGGTTCACGCCGCGCAGGGCATTACCCATCACGTCAAGCTGGCGGAGCGGATAGTCGCGCTCCTCGGTAAACCGGCTGTATTCGTCGTCGAGCAGCCGCTGCTCCTGTTGCTGCGTGGCAGCCCCGGCACGGCCCAGGCGGTCGATGTCGGCGTAGTCAGCCTGCGCCAGGTCGGGGGCCATTCCCAGCGCCTGCAAGATGCGGCCGCGGCCCGAGTTCGTCATCGCGTCCTGTCGTGACGCGAAGCTCTCACCGAGCTGCCGGCGCTGCGTCAGGTCGGCCAGCCGCATGTCGGTGGAGACGCGGCCCAGGTTGCGCTGCAGGGTGTCGGCCCCGAAGCCCGCAGCCTGCGCCACGTTGGCATTGCCGAAGCTGCCCGAGCGCGACATGGCCGTGTCGAAGGCCGGGGCCTGCACGGTGTTCCAGG